AAACTAGACTCAATTATAGACAATCCTAGTCAGCATAACACTGAGGAAAAACTTAGTATTGTAATTAGAGTAGTTAGAGATATTGCTATGCAGGTAAGAGAACATTATAACTCAATTGGGTTATTAAGAAATATGATAGAAGCTATCCAGAAAACTTTAGAAGGTTTAGACGGAAAATTGTTTGGAAACAAAGATAGCGAAGGAACAATCTATACTTTGACAACACAGGTAGATATGATGAAAAGGAGTTTTGATAACTTTACTAAGTTATTATGGGGAATGATTGGAGCAATAGCTATAGACATCTTGCTTAGATTTTTTAATGTGATATAATAAAGTTATCCACAAATGTATCTGCTCTTTTAAGTGGATGACATACTACACCACTCATAGCAAAGAAGTACAAGAAGTGATTCACCTTGTGCTTTTTTGTTTTATATGGTATATATATAATATGTCCATACATACATCAGCTGTAAGTGTATGGTTGGGGTAGCTCCCTGTAAAACACCCTTATAGACTACAACTAGGCAATCCTGGAAGTATATCTATAAGGAGTTATAAATACCTATCTAAAGGTGTTGTTCGTAGCGATAACTTTTAGGTAAACATTAAGGGGAAATTGACCGATAGGACAAGAGTACCCTTTTTGTTTTGCTCATAGTGGCAAAGTTATCCACAACCATATTGGTGATGTCAACGAAATGGTCTGTATAGACAAAAGTTATAAAGTATGATATGGTTATAATACATAAGGATGTAGTTAAATGGTATAACGATGGTCTCCAAAACCGTTGTTGTAGGTTCAATTCCTACCGTCTTTGCCAAGTAATAACTAACTAATCAAGTATGAAAAAAACTGTAAATAAAATGTATCTAAAATTAGTTATAAATAACCCAGAACTGCAAAAAGAATTTGAAGAGTTTATATATAAAATTACAAAAGATGAAGTATTAAATAAACATTTACAATTAGTTGGAGAATTAAAAGAATTTGATTTACCAGAAGAACAGGAGTTATATGATTTATATATGTCTGGAGTAGAAGATGTTAAAACAAAGGCAGACAAAAAACCTTATGAAGATTTAATAAAAAAAACTAGAAAAAATTTACAAAAAATATATAAAGTATAAAATAAAAATGTTTTACTCAAAATACAAAGCTAAAAAGACAATTATAGATGGGATTACTTTTGACTCAAAAGCTGAAGCTAAGAGGTATCAAGAGTTAAAACTACTAGAAAGGGCTGGGCAGATAAAACACTTGTCTCTACAGCCTAGATTTACGCTTCAGGAGGGGTTTGTAAATGTACATACAGGTAAGAAAGAGAGAATGATAGAGTATGTAGCTGACTTTCAATATGAAGAAAATAAAACAATTGTCGTAGAAGATTGTAAAGGTTTCAAAACATCAGATTACAAAATAAAAAGAAAATTATTTCTTTATAAATACCAAAACAAATACAAACATATAGAGACTTATTAGTATGGAGTATTACTATATTACAACTAAAGATGAAAAACATATTGTAGTAGAGTATTTAGGCAGAAAGTACATAGAATTGAAAGGTGCTAGTAGTAAAAAACCTTTTGTGATAAAATCAAAAAAGAGATTGGAATATACATTGGAGGTGGCTACTATATACGGACTGAATAAACACGAATTGACTCATCAAGACTTAATAATTAAAGAAATAAAACTATGACTCACTGGAAAGATTACATATACCATCCGCTACATTTAGACCCTGTAAAAATAGGATTTAAGCACGGTCAACGCTACCCTGCTGGATTTGGTTCCCTTACAGGACAAAGACATCTTGGACAAGACTATATTTGTAAAGTAGGAACTCCAGTATATGCTATAGCAGATGGTTCTATAAAAATATCTACTGGCAAACAAAGTGGATTGATGATTACACTTATTACTAATACAGGATTGAGTGTAAGGATTATGCATTTAAATACAACTGTTAAACACAACGGTATGGTAAAAAGAGGAGATTTAATAGCATATTCTGGGAATACAGGAACTAGCACAGCGGCACACAGCCACATTGATGTATTTGAAGGTGTACCAACTAATATAAATCAGTTCAGTAAATTTATTGACCCATTAATACTTAAATATTCAACTACTATGCCACAAGAACCAACAACCGATGAAATAGAATTAGCAAAAGATTATAACTTTCAAGGGAAAGAATATGAGACCAGATTATGTGAGAACTATGAAATACTATTAGTATATCCAGATTTATTCTTATCTCATAAATATAAGTTTATAGATGGAAACTTTGGATGGAATGCTAAAGGAGGATTTAGAGATTTTGTTAAATGGTGGGCTAACAAGAAGTCAAAAGAAGCTTTTAAGATAGCTGTCGAAAGAGATTATCGTGACTGGCTCAAGGAGCAAGGTAAATAAATATGAGTGATAGAATAGCTAAAGTAGAAAAACTGCACCCACAAAATCCTAATGATGATAGTTGCTATATAATATTAGAAGGTGGAAAAGATGAAGGTGTAGCACTGCCAATATTAGAAAGTGAAATTGAATTAGTATATGATGCTTGTAAAGAATATTTAAGAAAACATATATGGAATTAAAAAAAGTAGATAAGAAAAAAGAGTTTGAAGCCAAATTAGATGAAATTATGGCTAAAATTTATGAGCAAGATTGCTGGAAAACTAAAGACTATGAAATGATTAGAATGTTTATATATGCAAGACTAGCTCCTAGAGATTGGAGTAAAAAAGACAATCGTGTTCCCGACCCCAGTAAAACGATAGATGATTTAGAAAGTATATGATATAATCTATACATACCTGTTTTATAGTGAAATCTGACTTTAAGGCAGCGAAGGGTATCCTTCTTAGCTATATTATGGGTAAAAGCTATTAAGTATCAAATCTTTAGACTAATGTCTAACTGGTGTACATCTAGAACTTAAGGCTAAACATATAAGTTCCTTGTTCATTTCCTGTGGGGCTCCGAAGGTTCCTCTAACTGAGCAGGCAAGGCATTAAACAATTACCTACATCTGAGCGGTTGTAGGTTTTTGTTTTATAAAGAAAAGAACCAATCAGGTATTGGCTCTATAAATAATTAAGATAAATCAAATAACTGTTCTGTGGACAAGGTACATAATCCTTTCGCCTTTAGAATTATGGGTATAATTCCCATTATGTACTGAACAATGACAGGGTTCGCATAAAGGAAGTAGATTTTTGGGGTCATCTGTACCACCGTCTCTTCTGCGAAGTATATGATGAATTTGCAACTTGTTACTAGGGAATTTTTTGTAACAGAATTGACAAATATGTTGATAAGTCTCTTTGACATACAGTCTGGTTCGAGAATAAGACACACACAAATCCTCCAAACATCATCACAACATTATTACTATCCTATATTATTATAGTTTTGTCAAATTTATAAACTGGTTGAATTTGACCAGTTTATATGTTATAATAAAATCATATAAAGAAGGAGCGGAATTGACCGTAGATGGCTGGACACAGGAGACTGATGTATGCTCCCTTTGCTAAATCCTATAAAACATCCACGATACCACCCTGACTGTCGACAGTAGAATACACTAAGAGGGCTGCTCAGAAATGAGATGGTAGGCGATGGGAGGAGACAGTGTTTATAACTTCTTTATTAAGCAAAACAACCCTACGACTAATGTCGTACTGATAGCTTGGACAATATAATTCCCCGTATTTCGTGGGCTACCGTATGGTGGCTCTAAATGAGCGAGCGGGGTGTTTGTTTTTTAGTTAAATAATTCTATAATATATTTGGTTATAAATATAATAACAATTATTCCAGTAATTACAGCTCCTGTAATTATCCATAAATAGCTTTTCACATTTTGAGTATATAATGTTTCTTCTAATTCTTCTTCTGTAAGTTTATCAAATTCATTTGTTTTATTTATAATATAATTAGAGTGTAATCGTTTAATTTTGTCGTGAGTAGACTGTTCAATCTTTTTAGTTCTTGCCTGTAAAATTGACCTTAAAGTGTGTTTATTTATTCCAGCCATATTTTCTATTTCTGCTCTAGTAAACCCTTCTTGTATAAGGTAATTTAGGCGAATTAAGCTAGGTTCTATATCTATTCTTGAGTTAGGATTTTCCATATATGTATATATTTAGTTAGTTTAAAGTTTCTGCAGGTATACCTTATCGACCTATGGAGGTAATTCTGCTTTAGAGTTTTTCATAATTATTTATCTTTATTAGGTACAATTAATAATAGTATAAGTGCAATTATAGTAATTATAGCTAGTGGAGGTATAAGTATAGCTGTTTTAGTATATAATAGTATTTTTCTTAGCCATATAAATTTAAGAATAGCCTTAACTTCTTTTTTAGTTAGCTGGAAGTCTTTAGCTATATCTCTTATACTAGCTCCCTGTAAGTAAGCATTTCTTATAGTTGTATCTCTGCGGTTTATTATAGTTTTCATAATTATTCTTTATCGTAAATTTCTATCATATGCTCTATCATATGTCCTTTTTTTTTGCTAACTATACAAGCTCCACATATAAAATCTTTTAAGTCAGAAACTTCATATTTTTTATTATAATATATTGGTAATTTTATAAAATCATTGTTATCAAAAATATTTACAGTTAAATCTATATTTGAATTATCTTTTTCATCAGTTCCAAATATAAATTCACCATTATAATAACTATAAAACTTAATTTCATAGTCTTCATAGTTTTCATAAAACTCTTTTTCTGTAATTTTTTTCCAAGTTTTCATAAGTGTTGTATTATTTTTTGAGCTTCTAATAATAAATGCTTTAAGTTTTTTCATAAGTTTATAGTTAATTATTTACTCCATTTACTTTTACTAGCATTCCAAGCCCCTATACCTCCTCTAGATATCTTAAAAGCCATAGCTTCTACATTCGCTCTAGGGTCAAAAGGTGAAACATATTCTCTACCCATTTGTCTTAATGTACCTTCCCAAGTGGATTTAATAAACTGACTACATCCAGAGGCAGTAGAGTTTTTATTTTTTGCATTTGGATTGCCTCCAGACTCAGCTTTTATAATCCTCCTCATAAGGTCTCCGTCTACATTATATTTGGTAGCCATCTCATCTACATAGTCATAACAGCTTCCATTATATGCTATTTGGTCATTTTTTGCCTCTCTTGCAAGAGTTTTAGGTTTAGGAGGTATATTGATTGGTTTAGGTTCAGGTACAGGCTCTAATTTTTCTAATTTAGTAAAAGTTTCTAGTTCAGGTTGTCTAGGTTGAGCTATTGCCTCAGAATATTTTAATATCCAGAATAGGAATAGCATACAATATAGTGCTATCAATAAATTCCATTTGTATCTAGTGATAGTCTTTTTGGATAAAGGTCTATTAGATAATCGTCTAATATATTTAATTTAATTATAATCTCCGTATAGGAGCAACAGTCATAATCAGTGTTTGAGATATAAAGTTCTCAGTAGAAGAGACAAGGATTTGCACCTTGTATGACCTTGCAAGTTCAACATATTGTTAGTAGCTAACTAACTCAACAACTATTGCAGTTGATATCTAAGTTGTTATAGTGTCTACATTTTCCACCACTCTTCTATTGAAAACTCTATATTGTAAAGTGCTGTACTTATTATATCCTACTTCGTAGACTTCGCAAGCTCCGTCATATTATTTAATATATAAGTTAATATATTTTTCTAATAATCTATCTGTCATCTTAGCACATTCGTCTAGTAAATTGTCTAACATTCTAGTCTTAAACATATTGTCTTTAAAATATTGCTCTACTTCTTCAAATACTCTATCTTCTATTTCTTGGATCTGAATATATATATTATCCATATATTTCTAATAAGATATAAGTTACCTGTACAAGTGCAGGAAGCAGTAAAAAGAATATTATAACTTCAATTCTTCTATCTCCTACTTCATTGAATGGAGTGAATAGCCAGTTTATCATATTTTTAGTGTATTACTTGATATTATTGAGGTTATTTGATGGTGTCGGCTCGTTTCTATATATACGGCTCGCTGTATCTCCTAACCTTGTATTATAATACTATCATATACTTTACATTTTGTCAAATAATAAATTGTGGATAACTTAAAAAGAGGGCTTGTATATCCCTCCTTTTAATAATATATATTAGAATAAATTAATTATATATTTTACAACAAATGATAGTCCTACAAGTGATAATAAAACTATAACTGCTGTTATTGTAAGCCATATTGCAACTTCTTTAGCTCCCTCTTCTGCATCTTTGCTATCTATAACTGGTTCATCATCAAAATAATTCTCATTGCTTTTATGTATAATATAATCTGAATGAAACTTTTTAATCTTATTATGATTTTCATCTTTAATATCTTTTGAAAATCCTTTAATAATTTTACCTAGAGTTCCATATTGAATATCTAACATATCGGATAATTGTCTTCTAGTAAATCCTTCTTGTAAAAGATAATCTAGTCTAGCCATTGAGTTCAATAAGTTTTCTGATTTTGCTTTATTTTTTGCCATATAAGTGATAATTAATTAATTATTATGTACTTGAGATTGCAGGTATACCTATCGACCTTATGGAGGTAATTCTGCTGATGTTGTATGTGTCATATTTATATCTTAAATTAAGTTAATATTTGTGCGATTATATATCCTGCTATTAAAATTATTCCTAACCAACTTATAAATCCTAATGAATATAATTTTTTTAAAATTTTATGAATTACATTCCAAATAGTTAATTTAGGTACAGTAAAATCAGTTTCATTAAGATTACAAACTTTTGTATCTAATTTATAAGTTTTACAATTATATTTATTGATAAAATTTTTAATACGCTTTTCTTCCATTGTAGTAAAATCATCTAAATATGGGTTAATAGTTTCTTGATTTAACCCAATATAAAAAAATTTTCTAGAATATACTGTTAATGCTTCTTCTATATATTTATTTAAATGTTTTTTATTAAATTTAATCCAATCTCTTGTTTTATCATCCCAAATTCGAAATTCATTTATATCATATTCTATAATACTTCCATTTTTCCATCTATCTTTTTTAAATGGAATATCTACAATTGGAGTTGATATTAAATTATATTTATCACTATATGTCCTCCAACCTGTAAACAATTTATCTTTTTTATCTAAATTGTAAAGACTATATGTTTTACCAGGTTCTAATATTGCAGCTTCTAATCTATAATCAGATAGTCTTAATTCATAAACATATAATAATACATATATTGTTTCATTTCCTACATAATTTTTAGGACTTAATGTATAAATATCATAATTTTTTAATGTTTCACAAATTTGAATATTTTGTATATGTTCCATATCTATATCTTAAACCAAGCTAATATTTGTGCAATTATAAGTCCTGCTATAATTATAGGTATACAAACTATAAATCCTATAATCCTGATAATTGTGTTTATATATTCACCTACTATTGATAATGCTAATTTCATATTACTTTGCTGATTTAATAATCTGGTATATTCGTTGTCTGGTAAGTCCAAATTCTAGTGCCAAAAGATTAATATTAGCTCCTCTGCTGTATGCTTCAAGAATAATCTTATCTCGGCGGTTTACAGTTTCTGGGATATCTATATGTCTAATCTTTTTTTTGAGTATTATGTCTACTTCTTTCATATTAAAAAGGGATTTCATTAGGGTCTAGATCATCATCTTCCTGGACAGGTGCAGGTGCTACTGGCTTAGGTGCATTGTATACATCTACAACCGCATATTTACCACCTTGTTTTTTGTTTAGAATAGAGATGTTAATCCAGCCCATACTATTAACATATTTTTTCATCTTTTCTCTATCTTCTGGAGAGAAACCTATTTTGATTATCTCTCCAAATTGAGTTTCTTTAACTTCTACTTTTCCTATAAATATTTTGTCTGACATATGTTTAATCTTCTAATTGTATTTCTTCATAATCGTCTCGGTAGCTATCTCTAATAGCCTGTTCTGTATCTTTGGATACTTTGTACTTCATACGAGCCATTTTAACAAGGTCATCTGGGCTGTAATTAGGAACTTGCTCTAAGACTTTAGCAAATTGCTCAGACTTAACATTAAGCCAAGGCTTGTCATCGCTTGAATTTTGCCCCTGTGAGCTATTTTGTTTGACTTTAGGTGTATTGACTACTCCATCAGTATCTTCATCAGTCACAAGTCCTAATATTGCAGTCAATGTATATCGTCTTGCATAGGTAATAGCAACCCCTAATAATTGAGAAGCTGTAAGAGTTTCTTTTCCATCTTTAGTTAGCTTTGGCTTTTCTTCAGGTAAAGTTAGCTTAGATGTAATTGCATCCCCTTCAGCATTGAATAAAGTGCAAATAATGTCTGTGCCATCAAATGTATGTGTAAATCCTAGATTATTTTCTTTTAAGAAAGGAGTTATTATTGCTACAATATTATCTAGACTAGCATAGTTATATCCATAACCTTTACTATCTTTGTTTATAGTTCCAACTGATTGCTGGAACTTTGCTAATTGTGAATATATTTTCATATTATTTGCTTAAATTATCTAAATAATTGAATAGTTCAGTTTCAGTTACAATTTGCATATCAATTAAATCTTGCCAAGTTAAAGTTTGAATTATATTACTTAACTGAGGATATACTCTATTAGGATGTACTACTACATCTTTTCCATCGTAAAGATAGCTATAAAATTGATTTACAAGCCAAGGGAATGGAATTGCTTTATTTTGTAACTTTTCAGAGAATTTAGAAGCTACTGCTTCATATTGAGCATCATCCTCATATTGTTCGTGATAATCCTCATCTCTTTCTGGAATATTTACAATATTACTTTCCCATTGATCTAAGTCACTATTATAAGTTGGTTCTCCAAAAGTTCTCATATGTTTAGTGATTAACTGATACTTGATACTGATTAGGATTGGCTCGATGAGTTATATAGTTGTCATTCGGCGTCTCAATCTGTATAAATATATAATAGCATATATTTTACATTTTGTCAAATGGTTTATTAAAACAAAAACTCCCCAAAGGGAGTAGATGTTCATTGAATTAAATGTCATCAGACCAAGAGGGGAGTGATGACCAGCATCAATATCAAGTAACCACAGCTCACTAATTCTGTGGCAATAAAAGTATAACACATATATATAAAAAAATAAACCAGGTAGTCCACTACGGGAGTCCCCAGCCTATTATATTGTCTAGCTTGTAACTAACTAACAACAAGTTACAATAAAATTATAGCATTAAGTATTGTTTCTGTCTAGATTTAAATTATTTTTAAATATAGATTTATTTTTTTGAGTATCCCATTTTTTCCAGTTAAAAGGCGGTCTTTGTTGTTTAATGTCCCATTCATCCATAAACTGCCTCCATTGCTTATCATCTCTATAATCTGGATATTTACATTCTTTAACTTTTTTCTTAAATCTTTGTAATGTTTCATTTAATTTTATAGGATCATCAATATTTTTTTCAATTTGATTATAAATATATTCTTGGCTTTTTTTTGGATTAGGAAAGTTAATTTTATGTAAAAAATTTAAAAATAAATCTATAACTTTAGGAGATATAAAATTATTTTCATCTACATATCCAGTGTATAAGTGAGATAAATAGGCTTTAATAGAAATATAAAAGTTATATCTACAATGGATTTGATAAAGTATTTTTTGTTCAATATTCATACTAATTTAATTGTTTAATTTGTAATTCTTCTGGGACTTCTAACTTCCATTGTATTTCTCTAATATATGTTTTATCAAAAGGTACTTTTTCACCCTGTTTAATAACATAGTTTAGATCATCAGTCATTGGAAAACCAATAAAATAAGGTTTCTTTTCTGTCTCAACTATCTTAATAATTTCAGTTGTATTTATAAAGTCACCATTTGGCAGTTTAATAAACTTTAGCTGGCTAATATTGTTTATAATTTTTTCAGCTAACTGATCTTCAACATAAAACTTGCTCTTATCTCGTAAATATATAGTTTTCATAATTCTTTAGTTAAATCTAATACAATGTCATTTGTCTTTTGTTTATCAAAGTATATCTTAAAATCTGCCAGTTTCTGATACATTGTGTATGGAGTGGTAGCAGTAGGAGCATATTTATTCCCTTGCACTCCTAACACCTGTTTTACCATTTTAATTGTATTCTCATATCCAAATCTTTTAAGCATATCTTCACAGGCTTTTCTTTGAGTTTTATTTCCATACTGGATACTTGGATTTATCTGAGAAAATAATTCTATAATATCTGTAATCCCCTGCGAAAATTTGTTTTCGCTAGTATTTCGTCTTATAGCACTTATATTTTTGTCTATAAGCACTTTAGTTTTGTCTAAAGCACTTGGGGTAGGTTTAACCATTGATTGGTTTTTACCACTAGTGGGATTAACCAGCGAGTGGACTAAATAGTGTATTTCAACATAATTTCCTTCTATCTTACCATCATTGCCTTTTTTTTGAACATCTACAATATATCCTTCTTCTTTAAGAATTTTTTTGTTTTTTCTAAATTTATCTTGCCCCCAATTTAATCTTTTTTTCATAAAATCCTCAGTAGCTTTAACAATTTTAGTTTTTTGCCATTCTGCTATAGCACAATAAGCCATATATAATGCTAATGTATCTGTTCCATATTCTCTTATTAAATGATCTACAGTTTCTAATGTTACTGATAATGGAGTATATTTTACTTTTTGCATATTATCTTTCATTGTTTTAACTTTATACTTTATTTACTAAAAAAAGCCCTTTGAGGAAGCTACCAGATTTCTCTGGCAAGTTCTTCAAAAGACTTTTCAAGTTGATTGAATTGTGTTTTGAACTTGTTTAGCTAATCCTCCTGCTTATAGTCCTCAGCCGACTTCATTCCAGTTACTTTGTGTATCTATATAATATCATAATTGATTTATTTTGTCAAGACTTCGTTAGTCGTTTATTTACAATAAACTCCAAATATGTTATAATAGAAAAGTAATAATTTAATATATCAAGTATGAAAAAATCACTAATATTCACTACAATAAGCCTAGTTTTAATTATAGGAGCATATAATCTAGGTAAAAGCCAAATAAAAACTGTAGAAGTAGTAAAAGAAGTCCCTGTAGAGGTTATAAAAGAAGTACAGGTAGAAAAGATTGTAGAAGTCCCAGTAGAAAAAAGGGTTGAAGTTCCTAAAATTGTAAAAGAAACTGTAACTCAGAAATGTGAGCCACAAGTTATTGAAAATCTAGCAAGAGCAAAAGCAATTGAAGATTATGTAATAGCAACTATAAGATCATATCCAGCTGAAGAAGCTGTTATGAGAATATATGATAGTATAATTATCCCAGATTGGAAAAAATAATATGAAAACAATCACTATACTCACTTGCGATAGAACACCAAGCTACTTAGCTGACACTGTATTTACAATACCAGAAGATTATCATATTCAGTATGTATCTCAAGGGCAAATTATACAGCCTAGAGCAGGAGATTTAGTCCCAGTGGATAAGAAGTATAAGCAAGACCCTACAAGACACCGAGACAGCCAATATAACTACTCTGTAGCATTAAGACAAACAGTAGATGGACTTATAATTGAAGATGATGTGCATTTATCTAGAAAGTTTGACCAACATTTAGAAAAGATAAAATCTAATATTCCAACATCAAGATATGCAGTAGCTTTATATTCTTGTTATAACTGGAATGGATATAGTGATTATGAACATATTGCAAAATATCCAATAGATATGTTTTATGGAACTCAAGCTATGCTATATGATATAGAAACAGCTAGAGGATTTGGTGAATATTTAGCTCAAAACATAGGCAAAGAGCCTTATGATTTAGCTTTAAAGACATATATAAAAGAAATAGATCTAAAGGTGGTGTTATATGCTAGTAAGGCTTCATTAGTACAGCATATAGGAGATGTAAGCACAGGATTAGGAGGACAACATAGAACAGGTAATTTTATAGACGAGATATGATATTTCCAATTATACTTCACCACAATAGCTCTACAGAATATACTGTACAACTTATAGGTAAAATTATGCCTAGAAGTGGACATATAGTAGACTCTAGTAAATTAGGTACACATTTTACAGATAGCTTTAATGTAGCTTTAGAAACTTTTATGAAATCTAAGTTTAGCCACGCTATGATTTGCAATAATGATATAGATTTAGATTATGATAGACTAATCCAATTAGAGAATGCAGTTAGAAATAAAAAAGGTATATTCTCCCCAGTAGTAAATTCACCGCATAATGCAGTGATGAGTAAACAAGGAAATGATACATATCGTAAAGTACCTTGGGTAGAGTTTGTATGTCCAATTATAAGCAAAGATGTAGTCAAAGAAATAGGATTATTAGACACAGGGATGCCTAGAGGCTGGGGAATAGAATTAGACTACTGCTACAGGGCAAAACAAGCTAAATTTAGCACTAATCTTATCCAGACTGTATCAGTAGAACATTATGGGCATAAATCACAGGCAGACCACGGAGAATATAGCCATTATGCAAATATAGAGATGAATGATAGACTAAGAGAGAAGTATGGGGATAATTGGGGAGAAATACTTAAATACCCACAGTGGTAAATAATAATTAAAATTACAACTATGCCATTAAAGAAAGGATCATCTAAAAAAGTTATACAACAAAATATAGCAACTGAAATAAAGTCTGGAAAATCACCAGCTCAAGCTACAGCTATTGCATATAAAAAAGCAGGTAAAAAGAAATGATAGTTACAATTATACCTACAATAGGAAGAGATACATTAGAAAGGGCTATTGACTCTATAACTAGAGAATCTTGTGCGTATTCACTAATTCCTCTTCCTGTGATAGGAGGTACGGCGGGTGAGAATAGAAATAAAGGTTTACAAATTTGTGAAATAATAAAACCTTATTGGATAACCTTCCTAGATGATGATGATTATTATAATTGGGATTGGATAGATGAATTATGGGATAGTGAAGATGACATTGTAATATTTCGAATGAAACAAGAAGACAGGATTGTTCCAGATAAAACAAATGAATTAAGATTTGGCAATGTAGGGATAAACTTTGCTCTCAATATGAGTCGGATCAAATGGGAAGACCTCCCCAAGTTTGATAATGACGGGGAGGGGGAGGACTGGAGGTTCTTAGAACAGTTACTTGAGAAATACCCTAAGGTAAAAATAACTAAAGATATATATTATGTCGCAGAAAAAAGAAACTACAATCAATGAGTTTACTGACTGGCAATTAACAGTTGATAAAATCCCAAACAAAGACAAGATGACTATAGTTGAGTTAGGCTGGGGACAAGGTACATATTATTTGCTGGAAAATTTTAAGAAAGTTATCTCAATAGAATTATCTAGATATACCTATCCTTACACTCAATTAGAAAATCATACTTACATAGAATTACAACCTGAAGAGACTACAACTTTGAAGGATGATATTTTGATAAAAACAGAGGGAAGTTATAGACCAGAATTTAATACAGAAATTGCAAATTATATGGCCGAAATTAAAAAGCATAAAGCTGATGTAATCTTTGTGGATTTTGGATTTCATTTTAGAGGTGAGGTAGTTCAAGAATTAATAAATCTTAACCAACATCAGTATATAATATTCCACGACACCAACTTTCCTTACTATGGATATGATAGATTAGATTATAAAAATTATAGTCTTAAATTTATAGATAGAAATGGGCAAGGAACAATAATTTTAGGTAAGTAAATGGAAAAAAATTTACAAAATATAAAACAAGAATTTAAAAATAAAGGTATATTTTATACTCCAGAAATTTTAGCTTTAAAATTAAAAGAATATATAGATATACCTATTACAGAAGTATATGACCCCACCTGTGGACAAGGTAACTTATTAAAAGTTTTTGATGAAAATATTCCAAAATATGGACAAGAATTAGATGGGTTAGAATTAGAAAAAGCCAATCAATCTTTAAAAAATTTTACAGGTGTAGCAGGAGACACTTTAACCAACCCAGCTTTTATAAATAAAAAATTTAATTGCATTGTAGCTAATTATCCTTTTTCAATAAAATGGCAACCAACATTAGATAAAAGATTTATTGAAGCCCCAACTATTCCAACAGAAGGTAAAGCAGACTATGCTTTTATTTTACATATATTACATTATTTGTCAGATACAGGGATTGCTTCAGTTTTAAATTTTCCTGGTATTTTATATAGAGGAAATAGAGAAGCAAAAATTAGAAAATATATTGTAAACAAAAACTGGATTGATAAAATTATTTTAATCCCAGCCAATACATTTGTAGACACAAAAATTGCAACAGTTTTAATTATATTTAAAAAAAATAAAACTACAACTAATATAACTTTTATAGATGAAGAATTAAAAAAAGAACAAGTTGTTACCTTAGAAGAAATTAAAAAAAATGATTATAATTTATCTGTAAATCAATATGTTTTTATTGAACCAATAAAAGAAAAAATTGATTCATTTTCTTTAAATGCTAAAGCAAGATTGCAAATGAAAAATAAAATAACTGCAGATTTAAATTTAGATAAAATGATATGTGAATTAGAAGGTTGGAATTTTAAAAAATATAAACAAGATTTAATAAAAATAATTCAAGATTTTAAATAATAAACCACTCCCCCCTATACAAAAATAAAGGGGAGTGTTATAATGTATATATATTATTAAAATATGTATATGAATTGTAAAAGATGTGAAACTGAATTAACTGGTAAACAAACAAGTTATTGTAGTATTAAATGTTCAAAGTTACATTTGAAAATGTTGTATAGACAAAGAAAAAAAGATTATATTAGAGAATATAATAAAAATTATAGAGACAAGAATATTGATGAAGTGCAAAAATATAAAAAGTTTTATAGTAAAGAAGGATATAAAACTAAAATAAGAGGATACCATTTAGAAGAAAATCCAGTATGTGAAAAATGTGGCACAGATAAAAATTTAGAAGTACATCATATAAAACCTTTGAGATATGGTGGACAACATAAATATAATAATTTGATGACACTTTGCCAAACTCACCATAGACAATTTGAAATTTTATGTAAACAATTTTTTAAGCCAGAAATATAATCATTATTGACAAAGTCTTACGACGTCATAGCAAAGCTATTTGACAAACTATATACTAATTGATATATTGATAATAATTAACAAATCACAATGAAATATAATAAAGAAAAGTTATTTGAACAAGCAAAGGAAGCTGCTCTAAAAAATAATTTAATTTTTATTGAAGAGATTGTAAGTTTCTTACCTTGCTCTAAACCAACTTTCTATGAATATTTTCCTTTAGACTCTAACGAACTTAACGAGTTAAAAGCTATCATTGAAGACAACACAATTAACATAAAATCAGGGTTAAGAAATAAATGGTATGAGTCAGATAATCCGACACTTCAGATAGCACTGTATAGATTGACATCTAGAGAAGATGAGCATAGGAAATTAAATCAGACATACACAGATATAACTAGCAAGAATGAAAAGATAGATAATAAATTTGAAATAGAAATATTAACTAATAAAGATGAGGCACAACAAGAAACCGATTAAGGTCATCAATGCCGAGACTAAAGAAGTTATATCTTTTGAGTCACAGTTTGATTTTGCCAGAAGTATAAAAGTAAACCGAGCTACTATCTCTAAATGGGATAAAAGAAAACTACTCAAGGGAGTTTGGATCTATGAAGAAGCTACTGACTCTACCCTATCTACTCACAAGAACTTTCTACTTTCTAATGGTAAAAAGAAACAATGTAGGAAGTGCCAGATAATATTAAGTTTAGAAGTTCAGGTCTGCCCTATTTGTAATACAAGACAATGAGTGAAGCATTAAGAAGGAGCATTATGGCAAAATCAAATGTACAATTTACAAAAGATAATGAATATTATACACCTAAAGAATTTGTAGATAAATTTGGTAAATTTGATTATGATCCAGCCACAACCAAAGAAAAAGCTAAGGAATTTGGGATAGATAATTACGATACAATAGAAACTAATGGATTAACTAAAGATTGGACAATTTATAAAAGAATATGGATAAATCCACCATTTACTATTAAAGCTGATTTTATAAAAAAAGCTTGGGAAACTTATCAGATTGCTAAAAATGAAATATATATATTATTTCCTATTGAGTTTTTAACTACTGCAAAATTTCATAATTCTGTAAAAGGAGGAAAGATATATATTCCAAATGGAAGAATTAATTTTAAAAGTGGACTTGGTAAAAAGGGAAAATCACCAGCTTTTGGAAGCATTGTTATGAAAATACAAGATAATTGGGAAATAGAGTTAATTGATAAATAATGAAAATACAAGCTACAATAGTATTCCAAAAGAACTGGGAGGCTAATAAAAGAATTATAGTCAATCAAGGTAGCTCTAGAAGTTCCAAGACTTATTCTATAGCTCAGAAATATATCCTTAAACTGCTACAAGAGAAAGGTAAGATTTTATCTATTGTAAGAAAGACATCACCAGCTCTAGATTTAACTGTAGCTAGAGACTTTTTTGAAATACTTATCAATTGGAACTTATACGATAGCAAAAACCATAACAAAACATTAAAAACATATAACTTAAATGGCAACTTAGTAGAATTCTTAGGTATGGATAACCCCCAGAAGAAAAGAGGAGCTAAGAGAGACTATTTATGGCTAAATGAGGCTAATGAATTATCCCTAGAAGATTGGAGGCAGTTAGCTATGAGAACAACAGGGGAGATTACATTAGACTTCAACCCTTCAGACTCATTCCACTGGATTTATGATGATGTAATGACTAGGGAAGATTGCCAAGTTATTAAGTCTACTTATAAAGACAACCCATTCCTGCCACAGGAAGTGATAGATGAAATAGAAAGGTATAAAGTGTTAGATCCAAACTTCTGGAGAGTATTTGGATTAGGAGAAAGGGGAGTATCAGAAGACTTAATCTATACCCATTGGCAAAGATGTGAGACTTTACCAGAAAACTATGATAGAAGATATTTTGGAGCTGATTGGGGATTTAATAATCAGACTGCTATTGTAGAAGTTAGAGAATTAGATAATGTGCTATATGTGCAAGAGTTATTATATCAATCAGGACTTAATTCAGATGAGATTATAAGAAAGCTACAAGAATTAAACATACCTAAAGATGCTGTTATAGTAGGAGATAGTGAAGACCCTGGTAAGATAAATGATATTTATATGGCAGGATATAATATTAAACCAGCCTATAAGAATAAAGGCTCAGTTATAAGAGGTATAAATGCAGTTAAAGTTAAAGAACTACATATAACTAATACTTCAATCAATATGATTAAAGAGCTACAATTCTACAGGTGGCAGAAGAATAAAGATAACCAAACAATGGATATGCCAATTAAAGTAAAAGACCATATTATGGATGCTATGAGATATTGTATAGACTATATGGAACTTGAAAAGGCAACAGATGGTAAGATATATAATAATAAACCATTTGGATTTTAATATATGAAGCAATATCCTCCTCAAAAAGACATAGACAGATTAGCCAAATATGAGACCTATGAGCAATTGTTTCAAGGGAATCATAGATTAGCATTCAGCAAAAGATTAGAACAGTATGCTAGTCAATTTGCAGGGGATATGTCTCTTGTCAGATATGTAGTACTTCCCTATCCTAGAATTATCAGCACTATATCAGCTGACCTTTTATTCGAGGAACAACCAAAGATTGTGTTAGAAAGCGACACTAATCAAGACTTTGTAGATAAGTTATGGTATGAGAACAGTATGTGGACTACTTTATACGAGGAGGCACTTGTCTCAAGTTATAAAGGTGACTCTGTGCTTAGAATATTAGCTGTAGATGGACAGATTAGAATAGATACAGTCAAACCAGATGTATATTTCCCAGTATATAATGACAATAATGTCAAAGCTCCAGTCAAAGAGCATGTATTAGCATATAAACAGATAATTGATGAGAGGCAATATCTTGTGGTAGAGATTTATAGAGTAGGAGAGATAGAAACTAGAGTATATGATCTAAAAGATGGTGTTATAGGAGGAGAATATAGCTCTTTAGATATGCTAGGAATAGAACCTATAGTAAAGACTAACTTAGGAGAAGGATTTAGCCTTATTCATCATGTAAAGAACTGGGGGATGAGTGGTAAATTCTGGGGGATTAGCGATTATGAGGATTTATTAGACTTATTCTTTGCTATCAACAACAGATTATCTAGAAACGAGCATATTTTAGATAAACATGGAGACCCAATCCTAGCAGTGCCTAAAGGTGTATTAGATAGCAATGGCAATGTTTCAAGACAGCAACTGGGAATGATAGAACTACCTAGCCACCCAATGACAGGTGAAGCAGATAAGCCAGAATATATAGTATGGGACAGTAAACTAGAGTCATCATTTGCTCAGATAGATGTATTATTAGAGCAGTTATGGATTAGCTCACAGATGTCCCCTACTTTGTTTGGGCTTACCAAGTATGGAGTAGCTGAGTCAGGTAGGGCTTTGAAGTATAAGTTACTTAGAACTTTATCTTTGAAACATAGAAAGCAGATGTACTGGGATAATGGACTTAAAGCACTTATTGAGTCATCTATTGAGTTTGCAAGGAATAATCAATTGACTAGTGATGGATTACGACCAGCTGAAACTGAAGTACCCACAATCTATTGGCAAGATGGAATTATTATGGATGAATTAGAAATCCTACAAGCTGAACAGGCTAAATTAGATTATGATCTAACCACCAAAGAGGATGCAATCTCTAATATAGATGGAATAACTAGCAATGAAGCACAAAACAAACTAACTAGAATACAAGAGGAATTAGATGCTAAGAACAAAGCCAACCCTTTTTCAATAATTAACAGAGGAATAAATGGCGGAGACGAAGAAGAGGATTAGTCCTGAAGGGATAGTCCAATCAGATATACAAGTTAAACTAGCTGAGGCCATTGTAAAAGAGGCTTATCTTGACCTTGCTACCTATGCTGACAAGCTAGATAAAGGTACAGTCTCTGCTAAATCTAAAGCCATCAAGAATATTGCAGATAAATATAATCTACAACTAGAGGCTTGGGCAAACATAACTATCCCCTCTTTATACTATGAAGGAATGAGCAATGCTGTTAATGCCTCAATCAAGGCAGGACAGGTATATGAGTTTAACCAATCATTTGTAAGCCTACATCAAGAAGCTCTAGAAGCTCTTATATCTCAGAGCTATACCTATACCAGTAAAATATCTCAAGGGATACAAGATACTGGAACTAGAGCTTTAACATTTGCCGAGCAGGAAAAGATAAAAGCCGAGATAGGTAAGGGATTGGTCACAGGAGCTGACCAAAATGCTATAGCTAAAGGAGTAGCTAGTGTACTGAAGCAATCTCAAGCTACAGCAGTTGTATCTGTATCAGGTAGAAAGCAGGGAATTGACACTTATGCCTCTACAGTAG